TTGAAATGACTGCGGACGTAATACGTACGGAGTCACTTTCTGATGCCTTTGCCGCGCGCACTGCCAAAGGAATCATTCTTTTCGAGTCTGGTTACCTGATGCTGACGAAGCCGTTTAACGATGATCTTGCCTGGCAGGTTCAGCGCGAACTGGTTAACAGCTATTTCCGCACTCGCGCGCCGCTGACGGAAATCGAAATGATCGCAGCAATGGCCGCCGACGCCGTTCGCCAGCAAAAGCGCCTGAATCATGTTGAAGAGCAGATCGAAACGGTCACAGAAGCTGTGGAGAACATCAAACGCGGGACCATGCGCGCCGGTTATGTCGGTTACCGCCAGGTGGTCGCCAAAAGCGGCATGACTGATGCCAAGTGCAGGAATCTGGTCAATGCTTATCGCATCCCCACCGACACCCACGAATTCATGACACCAGACGGTCTCCTTTCTCGCCGGGCCATTGTGGAGTTTGAGCCGTTCATGAAGGCATTCCGCCAGATGATGTCTGAAGCTGAACCGCGCGGCACACGCTGGTATCACCCAAAGATGGGGCTGTTTCAGGCTATCGGGTGGGAGGGTAAAGCATGATCATCCAGTCGAAACTTATCCGCGCTGCTCTGGTGTGCGCTGCCAAAAACGATGTCCGTTACTACCTGAACGGGGTGCATATCACTCCGAAATATATCGAGGCAACTAACGGGCATGTCGCGTTGCGCATGGAGCACGGCATCCGGACGAAGAAAAACGTCATCGTCCAGTTTGAAGGGCCGGTTCCGGCGAAAGCGGAAACCACTGAACTGGTATTCAACAAAGAAGCCTTTGCCATTCACCGGGACGCATTCGAGCGCCGGATTTCGATCACCGGTATCAGGCTGGTTGATGGTCGGTTTCCAGACCTGGAGCGTGTCATTCCGAAAGAAGTGGATTTCGGCATCAGTCCGGTTATCCAGGCTGAATACCTCGGTTATCCGGAGAAGATGTTTGGGCGCGAGAGGAAGTTTATTCCCGTTCAGTTACGCCCTTCCATTGAGCATGGCGCGGTACGCATTCAGTTCGATCCGGTTATCGACGCCACATACGGTAACCCTGAGTTCGTTGTGATGCCATGCCGTGATGACGCATTCAAAGTTGTTAGGGAGCATCTGGCATGAAAATCCAATACCAGGACTACGGCGCCGCGGCGAACATAGAGATCACCAGTACCGTGTTTGAGTTCCGTAAGCATAACCGGGTGGTGGATGCCACCTTGCTCTGCACGCCAGGCATCATTGAAACCCGTAGCGGCGTGCTTTTCATGAAGTCAGTTTTGTCCGGTAAATCCCGCTATATGTTGCGGGCCTACAAAACCGTACAGCGGGAGGCTAAGCGATGAAGCCATTTCTCCTGGCCATGCTGTTTGGCCTGCTGCTGGTGGCCGTCGTGTTCGGCGCGCTGATTGAATATAAGTTTTTGGTGAGGTAGCGAGGCGCTCCATGAATAAGCCAATTTCAGAAATTATTAAGCGTTGGACCCGTCTGGCAACGGAGGCCAAGCAGTTGGGGCTTACCACCATCCCTATCGACCCGGAAAATATGTTGATGGTGCTGGGTGTAATGCCGGACAGTTCGGCGGACTTTTCCGCCGATTACCAGAATGACTATCAGGCTGCGATCGACATTCTGCGCAAGAGAGCGGCCAGAGAACTTGATGGCGGTTTTAGAGCGCACCACAACGCACTTATCTATGCGGCAAATGAACTGGAAAATGCCCAGGCATTTGGGCGGGAGGTCGGTCATGAGTCTTGATTGCTTACCACTTTCAACCTACTGCCGGGACGCCGGAGAAACGGTTGAAGCCGTTAACAAACGGATACAAAGGGGGTTATGGAAAGAGGGTGTCCATGTATTAAAAGTCGATGGCGTTAAAGAACGCTGGATAGACTTAACGGAGGTTTCAAAGTGGGCAAGAAAGAACAAGGATCATTATCTCTCCCAAGAGGAGTAACCATTCGCCAGCATAAAACTGGCGATACCCTGGTGATCACATTCACCTACAAGGGGGTTCTCTGCCGGGAGCCCCTTTCCAGAATGGAAGCAAACGCGCGCGGCGTGAAGTATGCCGAGCGCCTGCTGGGGGAGATACAGAACCAGATCGCCGGCGGCACATTCGATTATGCGAAATACTTCCCCACCTCCAAAAAACTGGAGCTGTTCGGGGTAGTGAAGAAAACCAAAAATATTAAGTCCTACCTGGACGAGTATCTGAAAATCTGCCAGAACCGCAACCTTTCGCCGTCCACTATTGGCGGTTATGAAAAGTGCCTGTCTGCGCTATCTGCGCTGCACAAAATGCATGTATCGGAACTGACCCCTGCAGTCCTCAAAAACTGGATCGCCAGCAGAAAAACAAAGCTGAAAACGATCAGGAATAACCTCTCGTTTCTGCGCAGCGCCATAGATGAAGCGGTGACAGACGGCCTGCTGACTATAAACCCGGTAACCCTTGTCAGCGCGAGTCGGTACCACGTGATCGACAGCAGCCCGAATAGTGACGATTACGAAGTTGATCCGTTCACACCAGCGGAAATCAGCGCTATTTACCAGAGCTGCAGATACCAAGAGTGGGAAAACCTGTTCCGTTTCGCATTCAATACGGGTTTACGCAGCTCTGAGCTGTGTGCGTTGCGCTGGCCTGATCTCGACAATATCGCTAAAACAGCTCACGTTCAGGCGGCAAGTGTTGTTGGCGTTCTGAAAGGTACCAAAACAAAAGCCGGTACCCGTAAAGTAGAATTAAACAGCGAGGCGCTGGCCGCGCTGCAGGCGCAGAAACAATTCACTTTCATGAAAAGCGAGTTTATTTTCAGCGACCCTAAAACGGGAGAGCCCTGGGCGAACGCCGACGCAATACGAAAAAAAGCATGGGTGCCAACCCTCAAAAAAGCTGGCGTTCGATACCGTAACCCGTACCAGACCCGCCACACATTCGCCACCAGACACATTAGCCAGGGCATTAACCTTTTCTGGCTAGCCGGGCAGATGGGGCATAAAGGGCCGGAAATGCTGTTCCGCAATTACGGTAAATACCTGGCTGAATACGACGGGAAAACCGCCATTTCAGCAGCTCTGTAGCGTGGTGATTATTTCAAAATGTTGGACGGAATCAGGACGTTAGAGGGACCACGATATGCACGTAAAATGCACTTGAGACCTTTCAAAAAAGACAAAACATTAATATTCAATAGGTTAAGCATTATTCGGACACGGGTTCAACTCCCGCCAGCTCCACCAAAATTCTTCAAAGATGGTTCCAGAGCCATCCGCAGAAGTCCTGAAAGCCCGCACAGCGCAAGCCCTGCGGGCTTTTTTGTGTCTGTAACTTTCCGACATGATCCGCCTGAATCCAGTCTTAATTGGTACACGTTTAGGTACACGCTATAATATGGACCAAAAACGTGTACCAATTATGGACGGAAACCTGTCATGGCGCGGATTACACGCCCCCTCACCAACAACGAAATTTTAAAAGCTAAACCTGAAGATAAGGACTACACACTGCATGACGGTGATGGCCTTTTCATCCTAATAAAAACGTCTGGGAAGAAACTGTGGCGATTTCGTTATCAACGGCCGGATAGTAGTAGCCGTACAAACCTTAGTCTTGGCTCATATCCTGCTTTAACTCTCGCTGCCGCTCGTCAGATGCGTGATCAGTATTTATCGTTGCTCGTACAAAGAATCGACCCACAAAGGCAACAGGAACAAGCCTCTGAGCAGCGGCAAATCGAATTGGAGAGCATTTTCTCTGTAGTTGCCGGGAATTGGTTTGAGCTTAAGAGAAAAAGCGTTACAGAGGATTATGCGAAGGATATTTGGCGATCGCTGGAGAAAGACATTTTCCCCACGATCGGCGAGATTCCTGTTCAGGAGCTCAAGGCCAGAACGATTATTGAAGCATTGGAACCAATTAAAGCTCGCGGGGCGCTTGAGACAGTTCGCCGCTTGGTTCAGCGCATTAACGAGATCATGATTTATGCAGTCAATACTGGCCTTATTGATGCAAATCCGGCATCAGGGGTTGGAATGGCGTTTGAGAAACCTAAAAAGCAAAACATGCCGACGCTGCGGCCAGAAGAATTGCCTAAGCTCATGCGTTCTTTGATCATGTCAAATCTGTCTGTTCAGACCCGTTGTCTGATTGAGTGGCAACTTTTGACCTTAGCACGCCCTTCAGAGGCTTCTGGTTCACGATGGGACGAGATCGATCTGGAGGCCAAACTATGGATAATTCCAGCGGAACGGATGAAAGCTAAGCGTGAGCACATCGTACCATTATCTCCTCAGGCATTAGAGATTTTAAATGTGATGAAACCAATTAGCGCACATAGAGAACATATTTTTCCTAGGGAAGGTGCGAACAAGTTCCTGATATGAGATCATCATATTCATCCGGAGCGCATCCCAGAGGGACATCATGAGCCATCAACTCACCTTCGCCGATAGTGAATTCAGCACTAAGCGCCGTCA